ACCTACGAGCGCTCTATTCCGCAGGCGGCCCGTAACGGACGGCAGAATGATTTCGATCTTCAGTCGGTCTGGCAAGGTAGCTCGGCGATCCTCGGGTCCAATCCTACCGATCAGACCTACACCAGCTTCAATGCATATACTCAAGCCACCTCAGGTGCAGCTAGTGCGTTGACCGCTTCGACGGATTCTGCTAACAACGCCAGCCTGCCTAAGTTTGCTAACGTTGAGTTTGCTCAAACCCTCCGCACTTACGACCTCCGTCGTGTTGCGCTCGAATCTCCGAACATCTCGCTCGAAGATTTGCGCTTCCCCGTGCGCCGGAAAGAGCAGCTGACCCAGATCATGAACATCCTGACCGAGCAAACCGCTTTGGTCTGGACGACTCGCTACCAGGACGAATACGTCCGGTTGGCGCAGAACAAGATCACTCCTACCGGCACAAGCGCTTCAGACGCAGCGTTGAACTTTGCGACTGTGTCGAGCGATCTTTCTTCCTTTAGCCCCGCGGTTAATGCGACTAGCAAACTGACTCAGGGAATCCTGCGTCGGGTTTACATGCGGTTGCTGCGTGACGGCGCCGGTTCGGCCGCTCAGGGCAAGGAAAACGGAGCCCCTGTGTTCAACTTGATCACCAGCGCTGAGACTAGCGACGACATCATCAAGCTCAACAGCGACATCCGTAGCGACTTCCGTTACTCCACCAAGCCGAATGAGCTTCTCGCTCCTCTCGGTGTGGAACGGTCCTACGGTGGCTTCTACCACATCATTGATCCGTATCCTCCCCGGTACAACCGCGTTGCCCTCACGGCAACTGCGCATGCGGCTGGAGTATACACGGTTGCCAGCAACGGCGGTTTAGAAATTGGCGACGTGGTTACGGTTACGAGTAACGACGAAGCGACTGTTCGCTCGGCTGCAAGCACTGTTACAGCTGTGACTAGCACTTCGGTGACAATCGCTGCCGCTGTTACTGGCGCGAGTGCAACGGACAAGCTCTTCGCCTGGAAGCGCGTGTTTCCGTTCACTCGTACCTCGGCCACCAAGGGCAACAAATACGACATCAACACGAACTACCTGTCGGCTGCTTACGAAGACTCCATCATCCTGATCAACGAAGTGTATCACTCCGTTGTTCCGAAGCCTCTCGGCTCGATGGGACAGATGGGCTTTGACGCTCAGGGTTATCGTGGTGACTTCAAGTGGAAGAACATCCCCGATCGGGATTCCAACCCCGACGGCTCGGTGGGCTTCTTCCGCGCGACGTTCGCAAACGGTTCCAAGCCGGTTCGTCCGGAATGGGGCTATGTGATCCGTCACAAACGCGGCGAGGCTGACCTGCTCTGGGTTGCCTAATTGATTCGAACGATTGCCTCAGGGGTTCAATCCCCCTGGGGCAGTCACATTTTACAAAATGGAATCTATCCTCCTGGTTCTCCCTTCGGGCAAAGGCAAGGTCGAGGCTAAAGCAAAGGCTGAAGACTCAAAGACTGCCAAAGCTGCTGGTGAACCTAAGAGCACAGATAAGGTTTCCGGAATACGTATTCCACTTCCTGTTGGGTTTTCAGCACCTACTCCAGTCAAACCTAGAGCTGAGTTTGATTTCGTAGCTTCAGGCATCATTGACGGGGAAGAGCTCGTTGTAACCAAATTAGAAGGTCTTCCAGTTCCTAATCCAGGAGTTGAGAGTGAAGAAGACAAGGAAAGGGAGAAAATGGCGTTCGTAGATTCCGTCGAGAAAGGTTTTGAACTATGAAAGTAGAATTTCCGATCCCGCAAGGTTTTACACTCCCCGATGGAGTTAAAGAAGGTGAGACGTTTGAATTCATGGCTGGGGGCTATATCAAAGGCGATATGCTCGTTGTTTCTTCCGTCGAAGGTAATCCCGTCGGCGAGACAAAAGAAGAAGCTCCCATGGACGAAATGGCCTCGAATGAAACCCCGCAAGCCCAAGACGGCAACTTCGTCGACTCAATCGAGACCGGGATGTCCTGAGCATTTAATCAAAGACCTCGGCCTGGCTATCGTTGAGCAGGCTGTATGGGATTTGAAATATGCTCAGAAATACGGCACCCGATCTATGTACCCGGAGGATTTGATGACAAAACAGCATTTTGCATGGTTCTTTAACAAAAAGAACGAACTCTGGCATTTGCTCGGGTTAAACGGTGACGCAATTTGCGACCGGCTCCGGCCTGTTATTGCGAGGTTAAAATGAGCGAAGAACAGTCTGAGATTAGGGAGCGCTTGGCCCGGATTGAGACTAAGGTCGATTCGACCATCGACCTTCTTACAGGCCACGACAACCGTATTCACAAGGTTGAAGGGCATATCAACAGAGGTTACGGGATTGTGGCGACCATTACTCTAGGGCTAACAATGTTTGGTCAATGGTTTTGGGAAAAGCTTAACGGTCGTTAATTATTGACAAAAGACAGGAAGTAATTGATACTCGCATATATGCCGACCCTCATTGTGGTTGCGTTGCTTTTTACGGGTTGCACTACCGTATCTTCCAAGCGTTTGCCCAATTTTGCGACTACTGAAGCCAGGTTGGACGCGGCCTCCGCTGTGGCCAATCCAGAAGCCAAGGTCCATATTGAAGAGGCTAAGAAACAATTAGAGTCGGCTAAACAGGCTTGTTTTGTAAACACCGAGGCTCTCGAGCAGGCCGTAAAAGAACGCAATGATGCTTTAAAGGACGCCGAGGTATGGAAAGCCAAACAAAGAAAAGCCCTTGGTGAATTGTGGATGTGGCGTGGTGCTTTAATTGCGGCCATTCTTTTTGCGGCCCGGGGCCCAATACTTTGGGGGGTTCGTAAGTTTATTGGAATTCCCTGGTGAAGCGCTGGCTCTTCTCAAACATCCAGGGGCTTTTGGCGATAGCCACAGCCACTATCATCTTTTTCTTTTTAGGACCAATCTTACAAGGTTTCGACACCGCGGCCGGCACAGTGGATCTCGGTTCTTTGCACGTTCTGGCTTTTGGGGCTGTTCGCTTTCTTTTTTGTACGTTTATGGCTTGGACGGTTCTTCAATTAGATTGGAAAATGTTGGATCAATACGTCGACCGAGGCGCGCTCAGCGATGACTGGAAGGAATCGGGACCCCGGACAAGGCTGCTTGTTTTTGCAGCCGTGTTTTCTGTCCTGCTACTGGCAGCCATCCTGTCATGCCGATAAGGTATGTTTTCGCGATTACTCTTGCTCTTGCCTACGCCCATCTTTCTTTGGGTGATGAGGGTCAGAGGAGTAAGGTCATCCAGACCGCCAGGCAAGCGATCGGGACAACCGAAGCCACGGGACACAACGACGGGCCCGTGGTGGACGAGATCCTAGACTCTGTAGGTTTAAAGGGTTCTGGCGCCCCTTGGTGCGCAGCTTTCGTTGTTTGGGTGGGAGACAAGACTTTTACGCGTCCGCTTAATCCGTACCCAAGGACAGCCTGGTCTCCGGCTATGTTGTATCGTCCAACTTGGGACAGGGCCAGGCGCGGGGCGCCTCTTAAACCGGCAGATGTTTTTGGTATTTGGTTCAATAGCATGGGTCGGGTAGCACATACCGGGCTTGTAGAGAAAAATGACGGGGAATGGCTTTTAACGATTGAAGGCAACACCAATGGGGGCGGTTCCCGTGACGGAGACGGGGTTTATAGACGTCGTAGGCTGGCAACCAATGTCCTGGGGAGGTCTTGGCTATGAGCCTTCGCATAGGGGCTATTGGCGTTCAAAGAGTGGCCGCAAAGCTCTTGGAGCAGGGGTTTTTGGTTTGCACACCTGTAATTGACGAGGGGTACGATTTGATAACTGACTGGAGAGGCAAACTTAAAAGAGTCCAGGTTAAGACCACGGCAGGCGCCTCGGACACCAAGACTCGAAACAAGCTTAAATTCCTGGCTGTAAAAGGTCCTGGGTACGGATACGGAGCTCTTCTTAAAACCAATAAAGTAAAGACAATCTACAACAAAACCGACTGCGATATCTTTATTTTCTACCACATTCCGCAGGATGCCGTGTTTGTAATCCCACGGGCAAAGCTACCCAAGACAAAATCTATCTATTTCGCTGCTAACTCAGCCTGGCGAGATAACTGGGAAGTATTACGGGCCAAAGGTTGAAACGGCTTTTATTTCTGAGAAAATAACCATATGGCCATAGAAGATTCAGGACGCGAGAGAGCAGGGTTCAACGGGTTGGAAAGTGGCATGGATTCCTCTAGGGAGCCAAACCTGATCAGTCCAAAAAGCTACGCCCTTGGCGTTAACGTCACGGCTCGTGGGGGTACAGTAAAGACACGGCCCGGGTTTGTTCAGCTTGATTTGAAGCCAGATCCCGAAGATCCCGACGCACTTGAGGCGTTTCAAGTAGGGTACTTTCAAGGAGCTACGCTATTTACCCAGCCCGCCAATCGAGACGAAGCCTCTGATTTAGCCGATGCCGGCAAGGGTAAGACCTACATTATTGCGGCCGCTGGTGGGTGGCTTTACCGAATTGACCCGCAAACTAAAAAGATAATTCGAATTAACGGAACTCCTGGAACTGCAATTTCAGCTAAGGCTATATCCAGTATTACTTGTTCTGGCACAACCGCCACTCTTACAACAAGTGCTCCGCATCAATTAAACCCAGGAGACAAGATTACCGTTACCGGCACACTTCAAGCACACTTGAACGTCTCTGAGGCTACAATTTTAACGACGCCTACTTTAACTTCATTTACCTATACAGCTAATTCATCTTCTTCGGTCGGGTCATCTGTTGGCTCTTATACTATATATAACCCGTCCGTCGGTTACGTGAACTTGCCAAAGTTCATGGACACGACGTATTACACGCTACGCATCGCCGGGGCAGGGAAGGCGACCACGGGAGCAGGACTCACTAATAGCTCAAAGGTTATTGTTGAAGACCCGCTGCCGACTGGCGTTCTGCTTGGTAAAACAGGGACAGACTTTGCTGCCTCCGCAACAACTGTCTCGGGCGGGCTCGACTACGTCACCGTTTCCGACGGTGGAACCGGCTTCAGCAAGAACGCGAAAGCTTACGTTGTTGGAACTACGAACGCTTCGCTCGCGTTAAGATTTTCAAGAGACTCCTCCGCATCCGAAAGACCTTGGCCAGATAGAAACCACCAGACTAACCGTCATTACTTCTGCCAGGCCGAAAAATACCTCATCATTCAAGACGGGGTAAACGCACCTTTTATCTTTGACGGAGAGAACATTCGTCGTGCCCACATAACTTCTAACCCAGCTATTTCAATGGGTATCGGAAGCGGGACAGTCGTTTCTATCTTAGTTACAGACCGAGGCTCTGGGTACACCTCAGCGCCCACGGTTACCATATCTGCTCCCGGTGCCGGGGGCGCAACAACCGCGACGGCCACCGCAATGATTGGGGCCTCAAGTGGGCAGGTTGAGCGTATTACGGTTACAAACGCCGGCACAAACTACACATCAGCGCCGACGGTCACTTTCTCTGGGGGTGGCGGATCTGGAGCTAAAGCTTATGCCATTCTTGAGAACCCAGCTGAAGTTCCAACCGGCTCAATTATGGCCTACGGGCAGGGCAGACTCTTCATAGCTAATCCTAATCGGTTTGAGGTTCAGGCACTCGACCTTGTTGGGTCTCACGTAAACGTCAAAGCTGGAACAACGAGCTCCGGCGCGGTCAATTACCCGCTATCAGATCCAAGAGCCTCGGTTCTTTTTAATACGGAGAACACCTACCTCAATGAGGGCGGGAGTCTGCTCATGCCGTCGTTCATGGGAAGGATAACGGGCATGCAGTTCGTTCCTACTCAGAACACTACCGCAGGGCAGGGGCAGTTGTTTGTGTTTTGTGAGTTCGGCGCGGCAACTTTTGCTGTGACAGCCCCCAGATCACAATGGGGCACCACGTCTGGTTTCCAAACAGTTCTCTACACCAACATTGGAGCTGTCGGTCCGGATGCTTTTGCCCAGGTAAACGGCGATCTATTCTTCCGGTCCAACGACGGTCTTCGTACGTACAAGAACGCAACCGCCGAGATGGCCTCGTATGGGAACACGGCGATGAGTGCCGAGATGAATTCTATTCTCGAGCAAGAACCTATTCATCTTTTGCAGGACGTGAGTCTTGCTTACACAGATCGCGGTCGAGTTCTTATGACCGCTTTACCCCAGGAGTACCAACCGGAAACCATCAACAGTAAGTCCAAGAAAGTATACAAAGCTTTGATTAGTTTGGACTTTAACACTTTGACTGGGAGTCTAGGAAAAACAGCAGCCGCCTATGACGGGATATGGACGGGCGTAGATATGCTCCAAGTTATTGCGGGTGATTTTGGACGGAGAAACAAAGCCTTCATTCTTGGGATCAGTTGTAATCTTAACAGCCTCTGGGAGATTGATTCAACAGCGTACGAGGATCGTCCAATTGCCGGTAGCGAACTTACTTTTTCAAACAGTCTCCTATCTGGGACTTATCAGCTTACAAGTCTTGCCGGAACTCGTAAGGCAAAGTTTGACCTTAGCAGGATAGCTTCACTTGGACCGCAGAGTGTAAAACTTACCCTCAACACTGAAAACGAGTCTGCCGCCACCACATGGACTTCTTCTGGGATGGGACTTCAAGCTGTGTCTCTTACTTACGTCGTAAGTAATTACGATGTCTCAGAAGAAGCATTTCTTTCCGATGCAAGAATCCTTCCATTTGCAAAGAGCCTTTCTGTCAAACTTTCCACCCAGGCTTCCGGAAAGACTTCTGGCGAAGTAGATCTGGGCCCAATCAACACAACTGGTTTCTTATACGTATCCGCTGCCGCCTCTGGAGCCTTACCCGCAGAAAACTCTTCTACCTTCTCGGTTGCTTTTACCGGCGCATCTTCTGGGTCAGTTCCTATTCGTGCTGAGCTAGAAACCTCGGCTTATTCATTTCGCTCGATGTTTGAATTAAAAAAACTCATACGCGCAGATTTTTGGTTTTCAAATCTTCGAGATCAAACGGATGTTGAGGTATATTACAAACCAGACCAATACCCCAGCTGGATATTCTGGGATAACTTCTACATGTTGCCCGAAACATCGGTATCAGTTCGCGCCTTGAGCGGAGACGCAATTACACAAACAGGAATGAGCTCATCTGTTGATGCCAATACCTTAGCAAGCTTATCTGCCGTGTTGCACAAAATAGATCTGACAAAATACTCTTCTCGCCTTACTCGTGGCTTGGGACTTCGTCTCGACTTTGCAACGGGTGCAACTCCTCCAGGCACCGGGTCTGCACCTTACCACATCGGCGTGTCTTATCTTGTGTCCAACCTAACCCCGACTGAGGTGTCGGCTCTTGTAAACGGCACGGCCGACCACACAGCTTTTTATAATTCTTTCAGGACAGTAAACGTTAATTTGCCTACCGACAGAGAAGCCTCAAGGTTCATTAATTTATACCGACCTGCGGGAAACTACCTCTATGTTAAACTTTCTTACCCAAGCATTTTGCCAAACTCATCTTATGATGTGACTGTCACTCCATACGGCTTTAATCAAAGCGGCACCACTCCTGATGTTGTTGACACAACGGGCTTCTTGTCGACTATACCGAATCTTAAACCTCAATTCGCTCCTCAGATCCGACTCATGAATCCTCGCGAACAGGCCGATCCTTTGACCAACAGAATGTTTTCACACGGGTATGACTTTCAAGGTCGTATCGTGTGGACTGGTGCAGCCACACTCCAAAAGATGTTCTTACATTGCCAGACCCTGGTTGAGCAAGTTGGAGGGAATATCTAATGAGTAACGAACTGAACAAAACACAGTGGCAACAGCTTGATGCCGTTGAGCCGTCTTTGTTTCTCCACTACTCCGAAGTGTGCGGCTCTGTGTTTTCTGAAGAACTACTTACTGAGCCGGGTACTTTAACTTTGTCGGGAGGTTCTACACTCTTTGGCGAACCCCTTACAGATCAGAGTGATACTCCATTATTGACATAAGCCTGACAGTACGCCAGAATAGGAGATTCCGCTATGCCTAAGATCACAGACCTACAATCATTCTCAGGGACTTTAAGCAGCACGGACGTGCTTCCGGTCGTAAACTCTTCGGTAACCAAGCAAATAGCTATCTCCGAACTTCGAGGAAACATCCTTTCAAGCGGTTCAGTATCTTCTCAGCAGTTAGCTACCTCTTCGGTTATTACCGATAAAATTGCGGGTCGGGCCATCAATGGCGGCAAAATAGCTTTGGGCACCATTCTTCCCGAGAATCTTGAAACCCGTTCCGGTCTGACCGCTGGTTCATACGGATCGAACAGCGCCGTTCCGACATTCACCGTAAACAGCCAAGGGCTTATTACTGCCGCAGGCTCCACAAGCCTCCGTCAACAGGTGAGTGCTAACGTCTTTCAACCCTTCAACACGCAAGTAGTTGTTCTTTTTAAGACAACCCATGCGATGACCATTAACACACCCGTAACAACTACATTTGGTTCGGGTTCCGCCACCGTTACACTTTCTCCCGCTCTTGCAGACGGAACGGTCATAGCGGCAGGCACAAGTGTTACAGCAACCTTTTCAAATCTTTCGGGCGTTGTCGCTAACGCAACAATATCATTTGGGTACGTGAGCTAACGCCATGATGGTTAGCATCGTCGACAGCGCGACATTCAAGCTGAATATTGGCACCGCCAACACTAATTCGTATAACTTAAATCTTCGGGACTTATTTCTGGCTTCCTATCCTTATGTTGGATCTGGAGCGACGGTAGAGTTCACCGTATTAGGAAATATCGGAAGCACCAGCACGGCATCTTACGCTTTGCAAACCGGGAGCTGGCCTGCTGGAACTAATCTCAAGCTAATCCTTCCAGCTATAAGTGGGGGAAGTACAAATAGCCCCGCAAATGGAATTATTGCGGGTCGAGGTGGAGACGCTACGTCAAGTGGTTGCTGCGACCAAACAGGTCAAGCGGCCAACTCACCGCCGGGAGGACCGGCTATTCTATTGAGTTATCCGCTCACTATTCAAAACAGCGGGATTATTGGATCAGGTGGATCTGGTGGTCACGGCGTCACGCAAAATAGAGACAATAATGCTTTGGGTGACGGTGGTGGTGGGGCGGGCATCAATCCAGGAACAGGTTATCAAGGGCGTTACAACTACACGGGTGGAACATGGGTGTCCTCCTATCTTGTCGGCGGTAATAGCGTAGGCGTAAACGGAGGGGCTTTGGGCGCAGGCACTGCATACGTCGCGACTTCAAAGGCAATCGTAACTCAGGGGAATACCCTCACAGTCACAGGAAGCGGACAACTCTTAGGAGGCACAAGTTAAATTATGGCTCTATTAGCATCTACACTCCCAGCCGGTACAAAGTACGCAACTCCACAAGAGTTGCTGTCTTTGTTCGCCGAAAACCTTTCCGTTCCAGCTTCGGACGCCAGCGTATTTGTTCTGAGCACAACGGCCCCGAACGATCAGTCCAAGATCTGGTTGGATTCTTCCACAGCCAATCCGACTCTTAAGATTTATAACGGCGGCTGGATTTCGATCAGCGCTCAGAACACGTTTACCAGTGGGTTTACTGTTTCGGGCGGAAACGTTCGGTTAATTAACCCTGCGCTCTCGATCGACAACACGGGCACGTATGCTGGTCGAGTGGGTATTGGAACCGAGACACCTACGACAAAGTTGGATGTGGTTGGCGCGATTAAAACCGACACTTCTATTACCACCCCCGCACTAGTTCATCCATCAAGCGGAACTCTGGCAATCACTGGGGGTCTTTCTACGACCGCCGGGCTTACCATAGGAAATGGTAACTTGAGTATTACAGCTGGTGCAATTACAGCAACGGGGAACATTTCTACCTCTGGCGGTACGCTTTCAGCCACCGCGATCAGCGTAGGCACAGGAGCCATCACGGGAGGATCACTCGCCCTTACGGCAGCCTCGATCGATTCGGCTGGCTTGTTGACTGCGGCTAACATCACAACGGCTGGAGTTTTAACCGCAGGGAGCATCGTTCTACCCTCGGCAACAACGGCTACAACAAGTGTTTCTGCTGGTGGTGCAGCAGCTCTCCCAGCAACTCCTGTTGGCTATCTTCAAGTAACAATTAACGGAACGATTAGAAAGATTCCTTTCTACCCGAACACCTAATGACATTTGGCGAAATCAAATCTGAAATCGCACGCGTCGTTGATAATGGAGTTCCGTCAACGGATGCTCGCGTTGTTCAGCGTGTAAACCAGGCCCAGCGCCGGCTCCATGCTATTCGCGCATGGTTGGGTACGATCGCTAAGTATAAAGTGGACGTCACAACCGGCGTCTTTACTTTGCCACCGCAGTTGGAGTCCATTGTTCGAGTAGCCAAGAATAACAACTCAAACCTAGGTTCCGGTAACGTACTTCTTTGCGACAACGCTTATGTCTTTATTCACGATGACGGGGATCTCGTACCTTTAAACTTCGAACCTATCGGATCTACGGCCAACGTCATTCAATTCAGAATTGACGCTTCCGTAAGCCCCGCGCCTACAAGCGTTGTGGTTACGGGTAAAAAGAAAATGGTCGAGGTAGAGAATGATGGAGACGAACTCATCATTGCCGATCTTGAAGCTCTCAAGTTGATGGTTCTTGCGTTGTGGCGTGAAGAAAACAACCAAATCGACATGGCTACAAGTCTCCAGGCTAAAGCCGTGGAGCATCTGGCCTACAAAACGGACATGTCGGTTGAAGAAGCTCGCCGGCTCGTTTATCAATCCAAACTTTCAACGCACCCTGTTGGCAGCATGGGTTATGTCCGAGCCAAACTCGGCTTGGATCTTGAGTTTGGTATCAAGCTTGAGGACGCAAAGTTGTTTGACCTGGTCAACAAAGCTCAAGATCTTTTGATCACCAAGAAGCGGCTTTTGCTTTCCTCTTTGCGTTACGGGGTAAAGGATGGCTTAGCCCTCCCGACTTACAGCTACATCGTTTCCGACACAGCTATGCTTCCCGTGTCCAATTACCAGATCGTAAAGCTTGTCGTTCTTGCAATCACAGCCATTTCACTATCATCCAAAAACGCCCAGCTTAGCCTAGACCAAGCGGCCAAGTTTGAGGCTGAAGCCATCAAGATGTTGGAAGAAGAGCTCAATGTGGAGCTGGAATCCAAGCGGCACGGAACTTACACAACGGCTTTATCCACGGCCATCCCGGGGACACTAGGGTATATGAAAGCTCGTTTCGCCCTGGAAGCGCCACTGGGTTTGCGTCTGTCTGACTCAGAGTTGACTCGGTTTATCAATCAAAGCGAAGAACAGTGCATGCGGATGGGTACTTTTGTGGGTACGATCAAAACTTACACCCTGACAATCGACCAGAAGGATGGGCTTGTTTACGTGCCGAACGACGTAGAAGCCATTCTCGGAGCAACCTTTAACGGATCTCCGATCCCTGTGTACGACGAGTTCTATGATTTCAAGGAAAACGGACCTGGCTACCAACAGACCGATATCGATACCTACAACACCCAGAACCTAACAGCTTCTCCTTGTCTGATTGCAAGAGGAGAGACTCGAGTAAACAACGTTCAATACCGCGCTTACTTTGTTCGCGGTAACTGGTCCAACAATTCTTATGTCCGTCTCCTGGTTAAGAAACGGCCAGTCTACAAGACCAACGACAGCGATGTGATGAGCATCAAAAACTACCCAGCTATTTTCAATATGGCCTTGGCGGCTTTGACCATGACAAGCAATACAGAGCAGTCGGTCATGCATGAGCAAAAAGCTCTAATGCTTCTTCGTGATGAGCTGCGGGAATCCAAGACAGGGGAGCACCACTCGATCCGCGTTCAGGCTGAGAACTTCGCCCTTGGCGGAGTTATCCCGATGATATGAGCGAAGTAATCACACCAGTAACAGTCATTGGAGATTCAGCTATCGGGGGTACCGCCACCGTTGATAGCGGCGATATCGCCGTAGTTGCGGGAAATCTTTCTTCGATCGATGTTGTATCAAACAGTATCGGTAGTGTTTTAACGAATGCGACCAATATAGCTTCCATCAATACTGTAGCGGGAAGCAACACGCAAGTTGTAAACGTTTCCGACAACATGGCAAAGGTCCAAACGGTATTTAGCAATATCGACAGTGTTATTACGGATGCGAACAACATAACTTCAATCAACACTGTCGCAGCAAGCAATACGCAGGTCGTAAACGTTTCGAACAATATGACTAAGGTTCAAACCGTTTATGACAAGCTCGGCGAGCTAAACCGGTACTACACAACTTTCTTGGGGACTAGCGCGACAGACCCAACACTTCGCCTGGACGGGTCGGCAGTTCAGACAGGGGACTTGTATTACTCGACCTCAATGCCCGGAATGAAGGTAAAGACAGCTTCGGGCTGGGAAGCGGCTGGGTCAGGTATATCAGGGACATTCAAGTTTTCAGCTGGGTCAGTCTCCGCACCATCCATTACAACTTTTGGGGACGAAGACACGGGAGTGTATTTCCCGGCAGCCAACACAACGGCTCTTGCAACAAACGGGGTTGCGCGTCTTAGCGTTGGACCTACGGGAACAGTCACAATAGGGGGAGAGATTTCCGCTACGGGTGGTCTAACTGGGAATGTTACTGGGAATGTTACTGGGAATGTTACGGGAAATGTTACTGGGAATGCTTCAACTGCTACGGCACTAGCCACGGGCAGAACAATTGGGATGACTGGCGATGTTACTTACACATCTGCGTCTTTTAACGGCAGTAGCAATGTAACCGGTACAGCTACCTTAGCTACTACAGGAGTTACGGCGGGGACTTACGGGATGTCGGGTCCCGACAGAATTCCTATAATTACAGTAGATGCTAAGGGAAGAGTTACGAGCATTAGTACTTACGCGTCGTCACCCTCAACACTAGCCACGGGCAGAACAATTGGGATGACTGGCGATGTTACTTACACATCGGCCTCGTTTGATGGCTCGGCTAATGTGACTGGGACAGCAACACTCGCTTCCACCGGGGTTACAGCAGGCAGTTACGGAAGCACTTCGGCTATTCCTTCCATTACGGTCGATGCCAAGGGGAGGGTTACTTCGATTTCAAATAACTCAATCACGGTAGCTGCCGGAGCCGTCGGGGGTGGAACTGATAGAATTTTCTGGGAGAATGATCAGGTTGTGACGACTAGCTACACACTAACTTCAAACAAGAACGCTGTGACCGCTGGCCCGATCACCGTAAATACAGGAGTTACCGTAACAATCCCGACAGGCGGGGTTTGGACGGTAGTCTAATATGCCTATCTCAATTGATGGAGCTGGGGTGATAACTGGTCTATCCGGCGGAGGCTTGCCCGATGGCAGTATTCATACAGCTGACATTGCAGACAGCGCAATCACAACTGCAAAGATTGCTGCCGGTGCGGTTATTCCAGCTGACCTTTCTCAACCACTAACCCAGGCTACCGCTCAGAATACAACTTCAGGTTCTACCATTGATTTTACGGATATCCCCAGTTGGGTGAAAAGAATTACAGTTTCTTTTTCTGGGTTGAGCACGACAGGGGCTAGCGGCAACTTTCCTCAAATACGGCTTGGAACATCCGCTGGGGTACAAGCAACTGGGTATACTGGTTTTACTTGGCTGGGAAATACAAATAACTCAGGGCATTCGACTGGATTTCTTTTGACTGCCTCTGGATATAACACAAGTCAATCCTTGTACGGTCATGCCGTATTAACGCTTCTTATCGGAACCACTTGGGTATTTTCAACCATGTCTGGAAACGTAACTGGCGGCACAGCAGCTGTGGGCGGTGGGGGGACTACGCTCTCATCTACACTTACTACAGTTAGATTAACCACAGGGGGCAGCGACACGTTTGACAGCGGAACCATCAACCTTATGTACGAAGGATAATTATGAGCCTCCTAAAAGCCAACTCAGTCCAGATCGGCCAGTCGGCAACGGCCACCCAAAACTTCACCCTCTCCGTCCCAGCATCACCCGATGGAACGATTAAGCTGGCGAGGGGCAATAGCGGTTCGACCACGGCGGATATTCTAACCGTAGACGCAAGCGGGAATGTTACGACTACGCTTGCCAATGGGATTGTTACACCAGCCAAACTATCGCAGCCGATGACGCTTATGACTGGTGTTGCGGCAAGCACTTCCTCTGTTGTTTATACTGGCATCCCTAGCTGGGCTAAAAGAATAACAATCATGTTTTACGAAATATCCATCACAGGAGCTAACCACATTCTTGTTCGATTAGGGACTCCTAGCGGTTTCGAACAAACAGGATATAAGTCGCAAATGACAATCTCTAACTCAGGCAGCGCGACCGGAAATAGTACGATAGGCTTTATAATGCACTACCCAGAAGCTAATTCTTTTTCTAACGGCACAATGACAATTAGCCATATGGGCAGCAACGTGTGGACATCCTCAGGAACATATCAATGGACAGGCAGTACAGGTTCTACAATTATGTCCGGAGGATCAAAAGTTCTTACGACGGGTGTTTTAGATCGAGTTCAAATCCTGTCAGCCAACGGAACAGATACTTTTGATTCTGGTTCCGTCAACGTGATGTACGAAGGATAATTATGCCAACCACAATCCACGGAACTAACGGAATCACCTTCAATGACGGATCAACGCAGACCACTCGTCCTGCGGTTGGGTTCCGAAATAAAATAATTAATGGTGATATGCGGATATGGCAACGGGCAACTACTATCTCAAACCCAACCTCGGCAAACTTTTATACAGCAGATAGGTGGGGGTGCAACAGAGCTTCTGACGTAACTGGTGCAACCGTTTCTAGGGATATAAGTGGACTCTCTGGTTTTGAGTACTCTCTAAAATTGCAACGTACTTCTGGCAATACAAACACAGGTGCTTTGTCACTCTGGTATTCTAACGAGTCCACGAACACTTATGATCTGGCTGGAAGTCCAGTAACACTTTCGTTTTGGGTTAAAACGGGGGCAAATTATTCGGGGGGAGTACTTAACGTTGTTGTTTATTCGGGGACTGGAACCGACCAAAGAGTTTATGCCTATACTGCAGCCACATCCATAGTCTCAACAAGCCAAGCAATTACTTCAACTTGGACGCGTTACGCATTTACTGGAACAGTTCCATCAAATTCCACTGAACTTGGATTACAGATTTCATTCACACCAACTGGAACTGCTGGTGCTGATGATTCTGTGTACATCACAGGAGTCCAACTCGAAGCAGGCTCAACCGCAACCGAGTTTGAGCGCAGGCCGATTGGGACGGAGCTAGCGTTGTGTCAGAGGTATTATGACAAATCGTATTCAATGAATGTAGCTCCTGGTACAGCTACGGCCAACGGAATGCTTAACGCAATATCAGAAGATTGGGCTGGTACTTGGTATTCTGGTGGCGGTTCTATACGGTTCACAACGGAGATGCGTAGATCCCCAGATTTTGCATACTACGATTCTGCTGGCACCATAAATCGATTTTCAAGTTTATGGAACGGATCTATGGGGGGCAATATCAATCCAAGTGTTACTTTGTACACCGGCACTAAGGCTGTTGCAATCCTTGAGGGGTCTGGCGGGCCATCGGGTGGTCGTTCGGGGTCGCCCCTTGTGTGTCACTACACGGCTGATGCGGAGCTATAATATGAACTATAAACGTACTCTTAACCCAGAATGCGTCTTTAGGATCTCAGATTCTGTTTATATTACTAAATGCGAATCAAACCCCAGTTGGGACGAATACGTAAAATGGCTATCCGAAGGCAACACTCCGCTTCCTGCTGTTGAGCCTGAACCACCCGTAGCTCCCCAGGAGCCAGCCCCAGAACCTGAAGTAGAGCCAGTTTCCGAGGTAGCCCCGGCCCCAGAACCCGAGGTAGTACCGGCCCCAGAACCCGAGGTAGTACCGGCCCCAGAACCCGAAGCAGTGCCGGCCCCAGAGCAGGAAACCTCTGCATCTGAAAATGTTGTTGATCTGTAAACTATTACTGGCAGAATAGTGACAATACACATGACCCCGGCCAATCCTCCCTTTATACAGGAAACCATCGATTTTGTGAAAGTCATGCTTCCTCACTGCCAGGAGCCCGAGAAGTCTGTTCAGTGGCATATGCAAAATATGGCTATTGTTCTTGATCGAGACGTAAACAAGCACAAAGCGGTGCAGGGGGTTACTTTGTTTCGCAGGGTTGATGGCCCTGAGCAGGCTCGGGATCGCTGGGCCCATAAGGCTGACGGAAAGCTTCTCTGGGTAGACTGGACGGTCAGCCTTTTGCACGGGGGTTTGGGGCGCATGATTAAACCCGTATTTGAAAACCTTGGTCGACCTACACATGTAGGTTTTTCCAGACATAAACATTTTGATCGCACGTCGATCTACCCAGCGTCGTTCTTCGACCGGCTAGCCAGGATGGGGTTGTAATATGGGCAAGAAAAGTCCTCCTAAACCACCAGAACTTCAGGCTCCGAAGTTTTCTCAGATTGATCTGGAAAAACTTGGTCAGCTACTAAACCTGGATCTAAACGATCTTGGCTCTTACCTCAATGCGTACCCGGACTTCATGCAACAGCAGAGCGTCCTTGGGGATCTGCAAGGTTTCTCCAATGCCGCCAATAAATCAGCGCAAGACACCCTTGAGGGAGTTGCCCCTGGGACGATGGATAATCTTAAATCCGCGGCGGATACGGTTTCAGCCCAAATGCGGGGTCAAATTCCCCAGGACGTGGAAGATCAGTTGTTTGGCAGCGCGGCCTTCAGGGATTTCTCCTCGGGCGCCGGTTCCTCCAGCCAACGAGCAAGAAACCTTACCGCTCGCGACTTTGGCGCTACCACAATGGACATGAAGAACGCGGGGCTTCAAAACTATCAAACTCTTCTGGGTGATGCCAATGCGCTCACCCCGGTCAAGCCCACCGATCTTTTGTTCAGCCCCGCAGATGTCCTAGCCCGGCAGGACGCAAATACAGCCATCTCAAACCAAGAGGTTGCGTTTAATACGAACCTGACCAACTACACGACCACGTACAATAACGACATCGAGAATCAACAGCGGTACTACAACACCGGAATCAAGAACGAGCAGGCCATTGCAGATACAAACACGGCGAACACCAACGCCATGAACAAGTACAACTACGATCTGATGAAGTATCAATCTAGTGGTAGCAGTGGGCTTGGCAGTCTTATCGGTGGCGGTATCGGAGCTATTGCCGGAACTTTCCTTGCGCCTGGAATTGGTACGATGGCTGGCGCAAAGATTGGTTCTGGTTTGGGTGGTGGCGTCGAAGGCGCGGTCAGCGGTCAAGGCTTTGGCGGTTTGGCCAGCGGCTTGCTTTCTGGTGTATCCGCTTTGGGCGGTATCGGCGGTGGGGCGGCTGGGTCCTCCGGTGGGCTTGGCGGAATGGGCAATCTCTTGGGTGGCTTGGGTGGAATCTTTGGAGGGAGCAATGGGGCGAGTGGTGGTGGATCTTCGTCTTTTGGTGCGACTCCTATCCCAAAAGCAAGTGGTCTTGGCGGTGGCGGAGCCGGAAGCTTCAGCCCGTATTCGCCAGCTGCGTCTTGGTCTTCACGAAATACCGTGCCCTTGTTCGGGAGATAATTTATGGCCTTAGGAGCAGCAAACAAACAGCAGATGCAACCGGCGCAGTATTTAATCCCCGTAAAAGAGGATGGCTTGCTTCGCCCGGGCAACTATAGCGCTCAAAACGTCAACACCGGGCTTTTCCGACCTCAAGAGACCATGCCGTTGGTCCAGTCGCAAATGCAGCAGACCACGAGGGATAATGTAGCTCGTCAGGCTTTGCAGGATGCGGAACCTTGGGCTGTCTTAGAGCGGATGCAAAATGTTCTTGAGAAATCCCAACCCAACCTTGAGCGGATTAAATACAACCGATCGATGGACATGCAGTCGCTTTTGAATAACGAACTTAACACCATCAACGAGCTTTACTCCCGAGCTTACAAAGGCGACATGAATGCTCAAGAGCAGCTGACAAACTTTACATTCCGAAACGAGATTCTGGAAGGCGCCACACCCGAGCAATTTAATCAACTTAAACAAGTTCGTGACAGGGCACAGGCTTCAGTTTTGAACAGTACGATCCTGGCTTCCTCGCAGGCCGTTAAGAAAGACTTTGCGGTGATGGTTCAAAACCTTACCGCTGAAAATAACCCGGACAGCAAGTACGTGCAGGGTATTATCAGTGCTGCCGTGGTTGCCGCAAATTCACAAAACAGGGCTTTATCTGTTCAAGAACTAGAAGCGATGAGCACGGCTATTAACGGGTATAAAGCTAAGTACCCCAATACCAAAGCCGTCGACAGCAGTATTGTTGATGGCTTTAAGAAATCTATGGCGGGCGCGGACAAGCAGATGCTTAACGAACAGCTGTACGGTGATGGGAGACTTAATGCTATGCAGCTCGATAAGTTGCAAAGCTCCACAGCGGACATGCTAAAAGTGACTACTGACCCAGAAGTTCAAAAGCAGCTCTTGTTCCAATATGCGCAAACTCTCCAAGCCTCAGGGAGAGATGCTTCAGGTTTATTGCGGTCAGTTATGGATATGAATAAGACCCCCGAGGAAAGAGCCGCTTCTGCTCAGGGTTCCGCGAAGTCAGAGTTATTGAACATTCTTAAGAAATAATATCTTAGACAATGCAACTTCAAGAAATCCTACAGAACGATAAGTTCAAGGGAATGGGCCCTGACGAGCAGGAGCAGGTTCTCAATCTTTACGAGCAGTCCGTACAAGATGAGGCTTTTGCCCCAGGGCAGCTCGACATGTCTAGGTATGTGCAAGCTCAAGAAGAAGTGCGAGCGGCCAAGGCAGCATTGAGTCTCCAGCCCGATCCAAGGTCTACCTTCCAAAGAATGAAGGACGAATTCGTGAACGGCATGGCCTCCTCAATGCAGGCGGCTAAAGCTCTTCGCGCGGTCAACGGTCTTGATACTCCCGAAGAAGCTGCCGCCGAGCTTGCTCAACAAGATAGAGAGCTTCAAGCCCAACCAAAAGCTCGTTCGATGCTTAAGTATCAAAAAGCCGGAGGTAGTGGTTGGGTTGCGCCGATTCTTAATATTTTTACCAACCCAGAAGCTGCGGCTCTTATTGCGGCTCAAGGTTTAGGTTCAAGCGTACCAGGCATGGCCCTGGGTGCTGCGGGTAGCATTGGCGCTAGAGCTGCGGGTGGAGGAAAAGAGGCCGTCCTGCTCTCTACTATGGCAGGTGTTGGTGCTGGATCAGCCTTCGTTGAGGGTGGATCAAAGATCTTGGAAGACCTGCGTGAGCAAGTCGGGGATCTTCAGAACACCGAAGCTGTAGCTGCTGTTCTTCGCGACCCAGCAAAAGTTCAAGAGCTGAAGAATCGGGCGCTTGCTCGAGGAGTTACAGTCGGGGCATTTGATGCGGCTTCTGTGGCACTTCCTTCGGAAATGCTTTTCAAGACCGCTAAGGGGTTAAAGGGGTTGGCTGCTCGAGGTATTGGAGATGCGGCTCTACAAGGTATGTTGGGTGCGGCCGGCGAGGTTGCGGGAAGTGCGGCAATCGGAGAAAAGTCCGATCCCGCCGACGCCTGGGCTGAGTTTATCGGTGAAATGGTTCCTGGTATGGTTGAGCTTGGGCTTGGCGGAGCCCGCACTCTTATCCCTCAGACCGAGCAGGCAGTTGAAGAGAAGACTAAGACCAACACTTTATTCCCCAGTCAGACCAGCGCACCTACAATCCAAGCCGCAAAACAAAAAGCCCAGTTTGAGCCCCCAAGGGAGGCGTCTAGCGCATTGACTAAAGAAGCTAAAAAAGTTGCTAATAACCAAACTCCTGAGCTTCGACCGACTAATTCCACTGAGGTAAATGATCTTTTAGACGGACGAGATATAGTTACGGATGCTGCCCCGGAAGAGGTCGACGGATCTCAAAACCCTCTCCCTGTAGGACAAGACACAGAAAAACCCAAGAAAAAGAGCGCCTTTACCTACCTCGGTAGCGGTTTTGGACCTTTTGCTGGTGTAGCTGAAAGCCTGGCAGATCAACACGGGGTAAATCGCGGTGGTTTGAAAGTTCGTTCTAAGAACCCTTCGCTTGCGGAGTCGGAATCAGATCTGCTCTCAAGCTTCGACACGACAGAAGATCCAGACGAGGCGGACTCACATAACATTAACAATTCAGATTTCGTAGTGGTTATCGGGAACCCGGATACTTACAAAAACGATATTGGGCAGTCTAGGAAAAGAAACATCGCCACCGACGCAAGACAAACCTTTATAGCCGGTAGGAGCGCGAATGTTCTTATCCCAAGGGTTGCTCGGTTCCTCAAGGACAACCCAAACGCTTCAAAGTTTACTATCATCGAACCTCAGAACACGGCAAGGTTTACTAGGGGTACCGATAAAGAAGCTCTAATTAAGGATTCGCAGAATATAGCCAGAGAGTTATTTCAAGAGCTTGGTTCTGTGCCTAATGATCCAGAAGCAAGAGCTGAGTACCTGGACTACATTATCGAGGGTAGGTCAAAGGCTTCAGGCACAGACTTTGCTGTGTCAGCTTCTCCAGAAAAAATAATTGAGAACTCAATTAACCCTTTGAGGTATACAACTCGTGCGGCGAGCGTGGAGGCCCTTAAGAGTCAGTTTGACCCGACCGTCGATATTCGAGCCAATGACCGTGTTCTGGTTTTTGGAACAGACGTTAACGGGAACCACAACGGTGTTTATGGTAAAATTGCAAAGGAGCTTGGTGCTGAAGTAGGCAAGACGGGACCTAATGGGCGAACGTATGGATTGCCGGTATACGAAAAAGGATTTAAAGGGCCCTCGGCCGAAAACAATCGCCAAGGTGCAAACGAGTCGTTTAACCCAAGAGAAGCTCGAGTTCAGCTTGAAAGATTCTTACAGTACGCAAAGGCAAACCCCGGAAAAGAATACTGGCTTATGTTTGGTGCTCATCAAGGGGCGGGGCGGGTAAGTACTTTTTCGGAAACAAGAGAAAGAGAAATATTCGCGGGTCAAAAGATTCCGGCAAACGTAAAACTACTAAGTAGCACAGCAGCAAATATTTTCCCCTTTGCCACAGCGCCTAAGAAAAGACGCGGTACAACGTCCAGAGGAACAGCAGCTCAACTTGAGGAAGTGCGAGCCCGGGCCGAAAAGACAGGTCAGCAAAATGGTTTGGAGGGAACGGACCTGCAAGCTTTCGTGCAAAAAGAAATGCAAAAGATACCTTCAGGGGGCAAAAGGTCTACAAGAAGCGCGTCTATTCCAAATATGGATCGTGTGCTGGGTGAAGCTCAAGCGCTAGACCCGAACGATCCAGATAAGAACCTGAGCTTAAGTGCGCGTATACGCAACCAAGGGGAGAATATCCTTGAGGGGATTATTCTAAGCAGGCGGCAAGCTCGCGAACTGCTTTCCGCTAAAAGGTCTGAAGAAATCGAAAGACGCAGAAAAATCGTGGGGACTCAAAAAGATGTTGAAGGTCGCAAAATATATAACCCCAAAGATGCTCCCGGGGGCATTACAAAGCTAACCCCATTTCCATTTACGGCTTTTGCTTATTCCAAAAAAGACAACACCTATACTGTAAAGGTTAAGAACATCCGAGTGATTGGTGACGAAGTCGATGGAGTTGAATCAGTGGGCGTGGATGAAGCTTCACAAATTGCTCAAACCAACCCCCAGGTAATCGAACTTAACCGGTCCAAAGGAGAACAGTATCTTGTCGAACTTGAGCCATTTTATCAACCCGATGCGGCTTACAGAAAATCTTTCTGGGGTACGTACGAACGTGAAACAGAGGTGGTCGCTGAAGCCAAGCAAAACGGAAATATAGGAACCGTTGATCCTGACGACTTGTTTACCAGATCCGATGTGGCGAAACCCATCGGTGCCCAGGGTGAGACCTGGTGGGAGCAACCGATCCTGCCTATGCCTTCGACGGCAACTACGCCTGCGACCAAAAAAGAACGTGGTGCTAAAAAAGCGGTTGAAGCCAAACCGGTGCGTGGCTTTGTTGATCTTCAAGTCCCGCCCGAGCCATCCGTTACCGATCTCGATAACAAATTAACTGCGCTGTTTAGCGAGTTGGAACAACTTCAGGCTAAGGAAGCACAGGAGTTTGGCGACCTCTCTAAAGACGGTGGGCGGAATGCTCCGAAAAAGAAAGGCGCTATAAACACAGCTGAGCGAAAGAAGCTCTCGGATCGCATACGCGAGGTCACCCTTCAGTACGGCGAAATGCAAAACAAGATAAGGGCTCAACGTATTGCTTGGCTTGAGTCTGGGGTATCTAGAATTTCGGAAGCGATATCGAAGAACCCCGACATGGGTATTGTTATTAAGAACTCCCCAGAATGGGTTAAGGCTTCTGTGCAGGAGCTAAACGCGGTTCTTAACTCCCTGGTTAATCCTCTTGATGGTTCGCTACGAGTATACGGCGTACGCACGGATTACATGAATGAGATGAACGGGTTGGGTCGGCAGGATTCAGACTGGGTCGGGATGGCTCCTACCGAGGAGATGACTGAAGCCAAGAAGAGTCAAGCTCGGTCCAGCTACATGAACCAAATCTATTTAGTTGATCCAAGAGCGATCAACGACCCGAAAAAGAGATTTGTTCCACCGCCTCCTCTCGACATAGCCAAGTACGCACAAGAAGTAATTCTGGATAACGAGGAGCGCAGGATGGGTAGAAGCGCTACTCCAGCACTTCGACCTCTGACTCCTGAGCAGATTACGACCCTGCAGGAAGCCATCTATGCGGTGAACTCCGTAAAGCCGGGGGCTAAGATAACCCGGGATGCTCAATACCTTGTAAAGTCAGCGCTTGAAATTGTTAAGGGCTACGCAGAAGACCAGAATATTCTAGCAAAGATGTATCTGGCTGTGCGGGAGCAAAACCCATGGTCCTTGAACTTCCCTGGCACGTACATGCAGATGCTGGCCAAGGCTATTGCAAGAGACCCACGAGCCGGAAATCTTGCGAACCTAGACATTTTCCTCCCCGGGGTTGGTTCGCTTTCCGTAGCTCCGGATAATGTTCAGTTGTTTAAGGATGGAGAGGTAGTTGGGGAAGAAGCTCCTGCCGCAGCTATCTTTACACCAGCAAACGCAATTGAGATCCAAGAGTTCCCAGGCGTTTTGTTCAAAGAGAACATGCTCTATCTGATGGACAAAGCCAGGAACGTCATGCGGGCGCTTCCATTTTCATTTAGGAACAAATTCATTGCGAACGCCAAGGGCACGAACGTTGTTACCGATACAGACGTCATGCTACCGGCAACTTCGATCAACGTTTACGAGGGCCCCGAGATGGAGGCACAGAGAAAGCTGACCCCTGAGGATCTAAATGATTTGAGCTGGGCGGAGGCAAGCAATCTGCTTGGCAAATTCCCTGGCAAAGACTGGCGTAGTAAGTTTGCGTTTGATGTAGCGCAAAAGCTTGGGGCCAGCATGCCGAGGCGGAAGGAAAAGCCCGAATTAAACAAACCTTCGCACGGCAGTCCGGTTGTAATTACAGATCCGGAAACCGTCAAATTTGTCAGAGCTTACCCTGGGTTCTTTACCGGCGTGGAGACCAGCGGTAGCGCCTTAATTATTACGGAAATAACCACAAAGTTTGGCATATTTACATCTGAGCCCCATGGCGTGGCGGGTTTGCCTAGGGACTTCACAACTCTTTTCTACAGACTTCTTCATCCTTTCTTCCAAACACAAGAAAACGAATTTAACAGCGATGTTGAGTTCGGAGCTAAGGAAGAAACCAATTTTGCGCAGAAGGCTTTTTACACCCAGAAGTCGGATGACATGGGTTCAGCCGCCAATATAGCCGGTGGCAATGTATCAACAGTCGGGGACACCGTACCTTCCTATACCGATAAACCTTCCGCCAATAAGCAATTGGCTATGGGTGAGAAGTCTTACGGGCAGGGCCTTGAGGATGAGCAAATACCGGAACTTGAAAGCCAAAAGGGAGCGGGTGAGGTCAGTCGTGGGATGGGCGGCTATGAATACAGCCAGACCCTGGAACAAGCTGAAGGTGCAAATGCCGTTAAGTCAGCTAGGTTGCACATGTTAATTTCTCCAGAGAAGACGGCTATCATCAGGGCGGCTGATCCGGAAGGAAAGTACGTTCGAATGCTGGTACTTCCTAAGATCTCCTACATTTCACGATACGGTAACCCTTCGGATATCACCTCAAGGGACGGTTTCGCCATTGTCACAGGCATTACAGATCCGATGACAAATGAGTATCTAGGAGACAAAGCTCCGCTCCGAGGGCGCGAAGAATCTAAAATCATAGCTCAAGACAGGCGACTGGAATCCGCGGCGGTTGTGGCACGGGATATGGATAAGCTCGGTCAGTACATTTACCTACCCGAAAACGTAACCATACAAGATATGGTTCTCGCCCATCAGAACCTTCTCAATCAGTTCGTAGGAGCCAAAGAAGGCTTTGTGGTGGACTTCACAAAAGAGACGCAGGAATCGGACAGTGTTATCAGGGTTCTTCGTAATGTCGTAAGTTTTGATAAGACCGCGGACGGCGTTTTTGTTTCAGGCGTATACAACCACAGGACAAACGAATGGCTTGGTCAGTTGCCCTATGGGGCAAAAAGGATGACCGTTGAAGAGATTTCCGCTCTTACTAGGGAGCAAGCGGCCGTCCTTGGTAACAAAATCAATACCTGGCTGAAAGAAGATCGTGGCGCAGATGTCGACACGCTTTCACTTGATGATGTTTCTTTTTCGGATGACGATATCAAGAACCGCACGCTACTGCTTCAGACGATAGCCCAATCGTACCTGGATGGTTTCGGCAAGACTCGCGAAAGTATTGAAAAAAGTCTGGTGGAAGCGATGGCTGCAAACACCCGGAGGGACATGAACTCTCTGTTCCTCGAGGATGTCGATGCGCGTCTGCAGAGGGCCATTGATGAAGGAGCTTTTGACCCAGAAGAACTGGCCCTGCTCCCACGTATCATTCAGGATGCAGTAAACGTCTTTAAGAGCGGAATGGTGTATACGCCGATTGACGAGCAGGATCTTTCAAAGGGGTGGTCTTACGAAGTAGGGGTCAACCGCAACGCAGCAGGTCGCTCCGGCCGTCCCTTGGAGCATTTGCTAACCCGAGCCAAGCAAAGTGGCTTGTCTGAAACCGAGGTTAGAAGCCTTGTGGATAACCTCAGCGTCACTACTCCTGAGAATTCGAAGGATAGCGAGATGTTGCGGAGAGTGTTTATCGACGCACTTATACGCAGTAAGAGAACCCCAGAAGTAATCGAGACAAACAATGAGGAGTTGAAGGCCGAGGAAGTAAGATCGAAAAGAGACGCCGAGTATAACAGAAGGCGACTAAGCGCATTGTTTGGGAAGATTTTCAAGCAGTACGATAGCATGACTCAAGAGCCTTTTGGCGGTACCTACCTCGACGAAAGCCGTCCAACCAATACTTTATACGGGTTTGTTTCGTCCTTATCGGTTGAGGGCTATGCCGGAGTTCTTGGTTTAGCAAGGCGGGTTAGCCTAATCGCCGATTTGATGAAGTTGAGAGAGAAGTCTTTTGTTTCACTTGAAGGCAGAACAGAAGAAGTAAAAGAGGGAAGACCGGTTGAGGATATTTTTGAAGCCAGTCTCACGCCAGAAGATATGGGTAGTGATTACGACGCACAGATTGGCCTCGATAACGAAGGTTATTTTACGGAGCTAGACAAATATGAAACACTACCAACCAAAAACAAACGCAGGACAAAGTTCGAAGCATTCATCAATAAGATGGCCGCGTACCGCAACACCCTGCCTTTCATCCCCAGAGCTGTTCATGACATCATTATGCGTGAAGGCTTTGGATTCACTTCGGGATACCGTCCTTCCATGTACAACGGCAAGAGCAACGCCCAACTGGATATTCTGTTTCCCACCATCAAAAGCAAGAGCGGGTCGCAAGTCGGGGATAAAGGAAAGGGCAAAGGCTTTCTCAGTGGCGCGTTGCTTAACAAAGTATTCGGGTCACTACCTGGCATTCCGTCCTCTTTCATTCAAGAGCCTGTTCTTCGTCAAATCGCGCAAGACAGGTACGAGGGCATTCTCAAGGAACTTGAGCGTAATAATATGCAGGAGTTCTCGGATGCTCAGAAAGTTAAGGATGTCCTTGAATTGTACGATCAAGAGGCTCAAGCAGAGCTCGATAAGGACAGCGAGATCCGGGCTGCGGTTAAAGCCGCGGGGGCTGATATTCCGAAAGGCACTGATCCTAGAAAAGAGCTGAATAGAATTGTAGCGGACGTAGTACGTAAAGGTTCGCTCTCAAAAGCTATGTTGGCGATTCTTGAAAACAGTCCTCTTGAGTCGTTGAACGACGCTGCGATGCGGATTACGAATCTTCTCCATAGAATTTACAGGCTGAATAACGTAACCCGTGAGCAGATGATCGAGCAACTGCTGGACCCAGTTGGTAAATTCGACCGTACACTGGCCCCGGAAGAACTTATCAGCCCAGAAAACGATAGGACTCGGGTCAAGGATCTCCTGTTTAACGTTCTCCTGCCCGCCTTTGAAAGTCGTGCTCCGTTTAACTCGGCCGCTGCGCTCAGTGAGATGCGCAAGATCAACGATCCTTACATCAAGCAAGCGGACCGCTCCCGGATGAAGAAGGTCCAGGCCGATGTGGCCGGAGCGGCTAAGTATGCTACCGAGTCAGGCTTTGCTGACGCCGGGGTTAGCTTTGATTCAAACCTTCTTAACCTCGAGGACCCCAGACAAGAGAAGGCGATGGAATACCTTCGCTTTATTGCACGTCGCAGAGGTCTAAAGAACGTCAACTTCCAGGCGAACACCACGGAGAATTACCCTGTGTTCACGGTTCGCGGTTCCGAGAACGCAAATGATCCAGTGAACTCGACCATCTTTGTTAACCCAGAACTTCTGGCGGATAAACTTTTCCAGCAGAAAGATATTAAATTCTTGGACGGCGACGCAAGAAACACATACAACGACCTTACCGCGGCTTTGATGGACCAACTTATTACCCACGAGGTGGCTCATCTTTCTTACTTTGAACAACTCCGAAAAGAATACCGGGCTCGCTTCCCCAACGGGGGAGTATCTTGGGTGTCTTATTACAACACCAGGGTTCGCGAGGCAGCGGACTTCCTTCGCTCAGAAGACAACGGGCTCATGGTCAAGTTGCCCGGCAAGAAAGCGGTTTCAGTTGAACAAGCGCTTGGTGAACTTTATCCCGAAACCAAGGAAAGCGATGAAGTGCTGGTTGCAGAGTTCTTCCGAGTTCTTCTTGAGCTTGATAAGAGTCAGGGTGCCAAGGTGTTTACCGAGAGTCTTGAGCTTGCCCGGAGTCTTCAAGTTCAAGATCGTGTATCTAACCTAATCCAGGGACAGTCCAGGCAGCAGGTAAGAAACCTCGACACCTTTGCCAGGGCGCGACGCAGGTCGTTCCTTGGGTGGTTGCGTACGGTTCTTGATTCTATATTTAATCTTTTCAGCACTCTTAAGAACTCTTCCGACCCAAGGGCGAGGAGTCTTTACGAAACCTATTACAAGATCAACACGGTATACGATCGGTTTTACTCCGATTACGTAGCGCCCCCGTCGTATAACTTGCCAAGCTCTGAAGCTCCTGGGTTAAACTCTTTGGGAGAAGCTATTGATCAAGCCCGACCGATCGGTGCTCAACCCTTGTCCGCGGCAGCCCGAGCGGCCGAGATCTACCAGGACGGTGTGCCAACCTACGAACAAGCATCGCAAAAAGCAGACCTCTCGTACCTTGCTGATGAAGGGGCAATCGAGGCAGTTGAAGGCGTTCTCGACGAGTTAACTCCCGAAAAGATTTCAATGTGGTTAACACAAGTTGGACCCGATGCTGACAAAACTCAAGATATCGATATTGGGGGTCAACCCTACAAGTTAAACCAGCGACAGATTGTTCTGCTCGCAAGTTACGCAATTCGTCGGTTTAAGGAGAGGGGGCAGATCAAAAGAGCATCAGATCTTCTTACTTATGTGGGCAATCTCGGTCGCAGCATGGGACAGACAATATCGATTGGGTACAAGCTCCTTAAAGAATTCTTGATGTACACGCCGGCTGGCATGGTTAACGAATACATTACGCGTCTTGCCGAGACCCGCAGAGGTGTAAAAGATAGGGTAGCCACCCAGAACGAAGAAATTCGTAAAGAAGTCAGGGAACTTCAGAATGTTGCACTAGGACTTACCCTTAAAGACAAGGGCGTACAAAGCCTTATCGAACAGATCAACAGGCTTTACTCTCAAGCGCTGCGGGAAAACAACGCGGACGACATCGTTACTATCATCAAGAATCACTACGAGCAGTTCAGCGGTGAAGACCTGGTCAAAGTGCTGTCCCGGCTGTTACCCGACTACGAAAATGCTCCGCTTAGGTTTAAAGAGTTGGCGGACATGGTGAAAGCAAACATGCAAACCCAGCTAGGAAAAGCTTTAAGTCTTCGTGGCCGTACGCTCGGGAGAAAAATCGTGAACCGTGCAGGCATGACCATCCCCGAGCTTAAGTCTGAACGGATTGAGCAATTGCTTAGCGAAATGCACGAAGTGGTTAAGCCCCCAATCTCCAGGTCAGGCAACACCTTGGAGAATGCAATTGCAGGAGACGCAAGGAAGATTCTTGAGCTGGCGGCTTTGGGTGCAATCAACGAGGATGTGGTTCTTTCAAGCATCGACAGTCTTGGTAAGTTCCCATCTTTTGACGTGAACACGGCCGAAACCCTGCGTCGCATGATGGAAGAGGCGGCTGAATTACCGGAAGGCTTCCAGCGGGATAGAAAGTTCCAAGAAGCGCTCAGAGTTCTTCACGGAGCGACAAAGTCTGATGCCCTCCCTCAGATCTCCGCTTACTGGTACATGTCCATGCTTTCAGGTCCGGCAACTTTCTGGATGAACTTTGTCTCGACTGCCTTTAAGGCAATTGCGGACATCGCAACTTACTCGTTGGCTGCAGCTACAGCCAGAGGCAACCCTCTGTTGGCCGCAAAGTACATGGCCCTAGGGTACAAAACATTCTTAGCGTCCATGCACACCATTGCTTTTGCAGAAGCCAAAGGAATCCTTCTTCACGGAGACATCAACCTAAGAACAAACGGTAAGTACGTGGATGAAGCTAGTATCAATGCTCTCGAATCAATGGAGACAGACACCCTCATGAAAAAGGTTCTGTCCAAGGGTAAGTATATTTTCCGAATTATGGCGGCTTCGGACGCATTGTTTGGCCGTTCTGCACTGGAAGGTTTTGCGGCTATTCAAGCTCAGATCCAAGCCATCGAGAATGTTGAGAATGGGCTTACCACCTTGTCGCCTGAAGAAGAGGCGGCTCGGCTCCTTAATCAAACAGACAATTTCGTTGCTTACGCTACAAATGTGGCCATTAACGATGAGGGTTTGAAACCGGGTACTGCGGAATTTATAAAGCGAGTATATGAACTTCGGGATCAAGCAATTCTCAAAGATCCTGAGCGGGCTAGTATCATGCGCCGTGCCGAAGATTTATCTTTGTACGCCACATACAACAACACGCCGTATGGGATACTTGGCAACATAGCCAAAGGTATTGGGACTTTCTCGCAACAGCACCCAATTCTCGGACCGCTATTTGTTCCTTTCACCAAAATCGTTTCAAATGTGACCAACGAAAGTATCAACTACACTCCGATCGGAGCGTATCGAGCATTCCAAGCTTGGGGTAAGGCCGGCACAAAAAAGACAAGCGGACTAGCTAAGTCGGTCGAACAGTTGGAGCAAATCAAGCTGATCGAGCAAGGCAGCCTTTATGCTATCCAAGCGGTACTTGGTACGGCCGGCATGCTTGTGCTAGCTGGCCTATCCAACATGTTAAAAGATAAAGACGACGACGGACAGGATGACGGATTTAATATAACAGGCGGTGGGCCTTCGGACCCTGCGGCCAGAAAGCAAGCTCGCGAAGCTGGTTACGTCCCGTACTCATTCTCCTTTGGAGGCAATAGCGTTAAAGTGAGCTACCTATCTACTCCGCTTGCAATTCCATTGGCGATTGTCGGAACGTGGTTTGATACCTCGAACTACCCGAGAGGTCGTGAAAAAGACTTAAGCGAGAAGCTTACGTCGGCCGCGCTTGCTACGGTTCAGGTGCCCTTCAATCAATCATTCCTTCAGGGGTTGTCCAACTTGTTTAAGATGCTGGACGGAACTTCTGAAGGTCAGGACGTGTCGGCCTTGCAGAACTTCTTTTCGGGAGCGGTCGGCAACGCAGTACCCAACATTATTAAACAAGCAGATCAAGTCTTTGAACCGATTCCGCAGCAACAAACAAGTTTTGTGGGTAAGTGGTTGTTTAATAAAGTACCGATATTAAAGAGCATGACTGGGCAGCCGCAACTCAATGTATTGGGTGAGGTGGTTAATGCTCCCGCAGGGCCGGAAAGGTTGCTGTTCTTACAGAGGTTTATCAATACTTCTGAAGCAGACCCTCTCTTCAAACTGTTGTCAGCCAAGAAAGCCTTTATCCCAGACGCTCGAAGAGGACAGACAGTTCAAAACTACCCCCTCAACGACGAGCAGTTCTATAGATTTAGAGAGCTGCGAGGAAAGATTATTGCCCAGGTTGTTCGTAGTCCTTCGTTCTTTGCAATGGCAAAGCGCATGAACACCGAACAGCTAGACGATTATTTGACCAAGCTGGGGCAAAGAGCAACCGCTACCGCAAAGGCGCAACTGACCACTGAGTTAATCAAGCAAGGCGTAAAGCTGTAGGATTATTGACCGCAAATCGTAAGTAATTAGAATATAAACATATGGCTACAAGACAAGAACAGATCGACTTTATCAAGGCAGCAGTTGTTCCTGCCGAACGCGTAGCCGCAAGATTAGGAGTACCGAGCAACGCAGTCATGGCGCAGTGGGCTATGGAATCTGGGTGGGGAACAAGCAAGCTCGCAAAGGTGGCAAATAATTTCGGGGGTATCAAGGAGTGGAAGGGTGGGCCGTCCGTGCGGATGCCGACCAAAGAGACCGTCAACGGCAAGGTGATCAACACTGAGGCTAACTTCAAAAAGTTTAATGACTTCAATCAGTACGCAGATGAGTACAGCAAGTTCTTATCCACTGACAGGTACAAGAATGTTCGTGGGCAATCAGACCCTATGGGGTTTGCCAATGCCTTAGCTACTTCTGGCTACGCCACAACCAATCCCCGTGAATATTCAAACTCTATCATGGGTGCGATGAAGAGCGTTGATCGCCTGCTTCCAGAGATTAAGTCTTCAATGCCCGCAGCTAATCAGGCCACTAGTCAGCCAGTAGATGCGCAACCTGGGTTCTCCTTTAAAAAAGGGTCGGCCCAAATGGATAAGCCTATGGACCCGAATACCTCGGTGGCTGCCGCAAGGATACCGAGCAGCCGAGATACGACCGGCGACGTGATTGATTGGTACAAGAGAAACACCCCGGACGGAAGTAATGAGGGCAAGTCTCCTTACGGGGAAGATATCATGTCTTCGACTAGCCCGAGTCGAGGTGCTTTGATGGGGAAGGGTATGGGTGAAGGAGCAATGGCTGGGAGTTCGGCCACTCCAGGATTTGATATTATGGGTGGCCTAGCTGGATTGCTTGAGGGATTTGCGGGGGCAGGGGATTCAACTGGGTCGAACGCGACCAACATGATGCTTGCTGATTACGCCAGTAGCTTGAACAAACCGACCTTTGATTTTAAACAGCCAACTAAATATAAGTTCCCAGGGTTCTTTAACGGGTAGTCATGGCCGGTAAGAAAAGAAAGCCAAGACAGATTGCCCGTGAGGAATCACCAGAAACAGACTGGCTTCTTTCCAAACGTCCAGGCAGTCGCATGCCCTGGACCTTCAAAGACAAAGATGACGACGGCGAAGATGATCAATGGGAAAAAGATCAAAAGCGATAATATTGACTAATAATTGACAGTAGCTAAAAAGGAGTAATACATATGGCCCCGAAGATTAAAACCAAGCCCGCTGTTCAAGTGGATAAAGTAGCTAAGATAAGAGAATGGCTGAAGACACAGACACCGGAGAAGCAGGCTCGTTTAGGGGATTTGCTTAACAAGGGTGCAATCAAAGAAGTTGAAGCTCAGCTTCCTGCTGGGTGGGCAAACAAGAACCCAACTCAAAGTGTTTCAAAAGCCGAAGGCTCTGCTGAAACTACAGCCCCTAAAGCCAAGGGTGCTAAGTTACAGTCCGTAGCCTCCAACCCTGCAGCCAAAGCTACAAAGGACGCGGTTGCGGCTGAAGTTAAAGCAGCAGATAAAAAGCCGGTTTCCAAAAAAACGGGCTCCTTCGGGAAGGGCGCACAAGCCTTCGGTAAGGGTTTAATGAGTAAGGCTGGAGCGCGAGGTCTAGGTATCGCAGGATCAGGTTTAATCTTAGGAGCCAATGCCATTGGCCGTGCAGGTGAGATCAGTAAGGACTTGGATGAAGGTAAAAGTCTTGGCGAAGCAATCAATAAACCAGAATCAAACTGGAAGCTTTATGATCAGGCCGAGGATTTGGCAGCTGCGGCAGCCGGAGCTGAGGCTGGTACTTATTTAGGCGGGGCTATTGGAGCCTTAGGGGGACCAGCCGCGCCTTTTACCGTTCCGCTCGGCATGGTTGTGGGAGGTGTCGGTGGGGGTTTTGCGGGTAAACCTGTAAAAGACTTCGCTAAGAAAGTTGGTAAAGCTGCCCTGTTTGGCCCCCAAGAACCCAAGCAAGCTAACTCAAAAACTTTAAACGCGCCCGTAGGAAACGCGCCCTCTATTGGGATTGAAGAAGCCAGCAACTGGCTTAAGCAAAAAGGTATGGACCCTTCCGCGGATAACTTCCAAAAAGCTTTTGAAGAGCTGAGCAAGAAACAACAGGAGCAGATCAATAAGACTCCTGAGCCCAAGCCATCAGCCGATACTTACAAACCTTCCGCTAAGGAATCTGTAGCGATGGCAGAGCAGGCAGTGAAAGCTCCTATCGGGATGCAAGACAAAGCCCCGGAGCCAGACATCATGTCCTTCCTGAACAACCCCGACACACAAGGAATGATTGCTGAGCTGGCTGCCAAGCAAGCCAATCGAGTTCAGTCTGCCGGTAATATCCCCGACTTTAAACCACGTAAAAAAAATGAAGATGATGAGGACGGCATGAGCCCCTCATCCACCACAACGGCGAACGTCCGACCCCCTCCACGTTTCTTTGTGAACACGGGAAGATTTGGCACCATGGCAGGTGGGGGATCAAGACGCTCGCCGTCTGGCAGGCTTCTCTAGAACACTTTACAAGGTGGTTCAGGAGGATCGTCAGCCCTGACCATTGGGCTTGGACCCTTGAAGGCATCGTACAGTTCCTTTAACTGCTCGCCTTTACCTTTGAATCTGGATGGAAGATCAATCATACACTTCTTCTCAAACAGCTTTTTGTTGATGTCTTTGTTTAGATCGGCGTCGTAGTTAGTCATACGTTGGTAGTATGCGTTAACTTCTTCCGGTCCGAGGATCTCCTGGATCCTCTCGTCTTGGAATGCGGCAAGCAACGATGACTCATGTGACCGCATATGCTCAAACATAGCTGTGCAATAAACACAGATACCCTTGGGCTTATCGGAACAGTTCTCGTGGCCAAACTCACACTCGTATGGCATGACATAGTTACAATGCTTTTGGTAATAAGCACTGCACTCATCCCAGGTCATCCAATAGGTCTTGCTTTTCTTGCCAAGATTTTGGACGTCCACACCTTGGATCTTTATCTGCTTGTATGCGAAGTCAGCAAGATCCTTACCTAGTTTAATGTCTCCTTCTTGGTAATGTTTATAGTCTTTATCTGCCCTCCATAATAATCTGGGGTTACTCATTCCAATGTCTTACTCCAGTATCTCGTGGACTTAAAGCCTTGAAGCTTGTTCCACCAGATCTCTCTAGCGATGAATGGTTTAACGTCATAGTCAGAGGCGAGTCTAGTCCAATGGTTCTCCATTTTTGTGTACTCCGTTTTGTTTACCTGCCGTCCTTTTAATGCATGGATTCCACGCAAGATCAATCGATCCAGGCAGACGACCATGCAGTTAGGGTTCAACATGCCAATGGCAAAGCTGGCTTTAGCCAGCCCTAAACCAGGGACAGTCGCGGCAATGCGGTTGCGGTATTCAGTGCAGCTCTCGTTGGATTGACGCACAAAGCTGTGATACTTGTGCATAAACAACTGTGTGAAACGCTGGATGTCTCTGGCTTTGCTCCGCCATAAACCAGTGCGTGCGTTGTACAGTCTACGTTCCAACTCGGCTGTATTGTCGATCCAATCATTGTGGTTACCGACAGCTTCCATGCACTTGACGTTGTCTTCCCAGCCCATGTTGGCTGCGAAAATGCTGAACATCCAGAACTTGAACTCCCGCATCTTATCTCCTCTGGGATTAATCTCGTCCCAGTAGCGGGTGTAACTGTCGATGTCGGATTGTTTAAGGTTGTAGTAGAGATCCCTAATGGCGGCCGTCATGTAAGCAGCAGTTCCCGGGTCCTGCCCATCTGCCAGGGATGGTAGGCAATGGTAGCCTGATCCTGCTGGTACTTGAGCAGATCCTCGTTGACCGCTTCCAACTCAGTGTAGCCGCGTATCGTGTCGTGGCGTATGCCTTGTTCAAGGTCGAGCCAGGTATCGTCGATTGAGAGCCAAAGGTCGCGGTTGTTCTTAATGGCGTATGTCGTCATAGGGGTTTCTTTCATGTGATGATTGCGCGGTTGTCTTGTATGCTGATGCTCTGGGCATCGCCCCAGACAACGGCACGGGGTTGTGATTTTCGTTTGCGATCGTGTGTCGGCACACGGCAGTCGAAACCTGTGATGGGAACGCAACGACCCTGGTAGTGGATGGTCCACCAGACGTCCTTGCGTTGTACCGATAAGGGTTTGTTGAAGTGGTAAAAGAATCTCATTCGCGTCCGCTCATTAATCTCCAGATAAGCAAGTCGGCTTGAGCCGGCGTGCAGTTGGGGAAGTGTGACGGGTAAAGCGTGAGCCAGATGCGCTCATACTTTTCGTACACGTTCTTGTCTGTTGGGGATGCCTCAGGCACATCTTCTACGCCGACACTCTTCATCCATTTAAGGATGTGGGTGTCGAGCACAGCGACCCTAACCAAGGGTCTGGTATGTAGGATGAAGAACCTAGCTGTCTTGGGGCCTACACCGTAGACCTCGTCCAGTTCATCCGTTGTTGCGTGTCGTAAGTTCAGGCTGCATGACTCCATTAAAGCTTGGGAGATCCGCTCGTACTGTCCGCTTTTGGCGGAAAGCAGGGCGTTGCGCAGGGCAATAGGACCAAGCTGTCGTATGTACTCAAAGGGTTTCTGCGTGGTGAATCGGTTCAGTAGCTCCGATACTTTCTTTGCTGCCGTGTCGGCATTCTTGCCGGCGGTCAGTACGCAGAAGATCCAGAAGGCTTGAAGGTTAGCGTCGTCTCTTTGGTAGTCCGTAACATTGACAGGGTTAATGGGTAGTATCATGTATCCTTTCTTAATGTTTGATGTAGCTGACGTTGGGTGTGGATTTGTCCCAGCAAATGCGGCAGTCCAAGCACTTGTTGTTCTGCTGTTTGGCTGGGCAGGTAGCGTTGCTAGTTACGGTTGAAGCTGTCTGTACGCCGAGGCGTTGGGCCAAGGCTTGGGGCAGGGGACCGTCAATGATGTAAGCGGATAGCCTGATGCACAGGTTGTCGGGGATAACCCCTCCACCCTGAACATAGTCCTGTACGATCTTGTATTCCTTTGTTGGCAGGTAGTGCTTTACCTTAGGTGTCTTGACGCAGACCTGACAGATCTTTGTCAGTAATTCTACCGATTGAAGATCACCAGAATCAAACCAACGGAAGGCGTCGCCACCTTTGTTCTTTGATTTCATGTTGATCATGAGTGCCATCATGTCGGCCCAGTCGTGCCGGTTGGATGCGAGCTGACGCTTAGCGTGAGCCTGCACCACATTCTGCATGACGTATCGATTGCGTAGGGCGTAGCACTCAGCGCATACGCTATCGACTACTTCTCTTAGCTTGCTGCCAATGTTGCAGTTAAGTGCGGAGATGCCCCAGCCCCAGCCGGGCATCTTACTTGGATTGGACAGAGCCCCGATCATGGACTCAGCCATAGCTAATGTCATAGTGTTGCTCCCGTCTTATGGTCGCTGACCATACTGTTGAGTAAGCCAATCACCTTGGCTTCGAAGTTGTCGATGAACTCGCCGCTGACCCGTGAAGGCGCAGCCTTCAGCGGGGCGATGCCCATCTCCAACCTAGTCTTGTTGCGCTCCTTGAACTTGGCTGACGCCAGGTCAAGGGCACTGCGTTTAACTGCTGCCTTGTTGAGCAAGCTCATGCCCAACGATCCGACTGGAGCTGTTGCTCCCGTTCGATCTGCCTGTTGTCTTTCTTAAGCTGCAGGAGTTCTTCCTTTAGCTTCTGGTTCTCAAGCTTGAGCATCTGACATTTAAGATCGTGGTATTCACGAGAGCTTTCAGCTGCAGCTTGAGACGACATCCTTGCTTGCCACTGTCCGTATGTAACTCCACTCATGTGTCCTCCTTATGGTTTTCAGGGGCGGTCGGATAGGGGCGACCGCCCCTTACTGGCCATCATCAGTCAGTAATTAGACCTGATGTGTGAACTTGTATTCGTAACGATTAGGGTTGAGGACTGATGTGCTGTGTGCACCCGACTCATCCTCTTCACCCCAGCCGTCATCGGTGTTGTAGTAGGCGTTGTCGCCGTACCCAGTGTTGTTGGAGCTGTAGGTCTGACGCATGGAGCCGGCGTAGTCCGCCGTCACTTCATACTCACAGACCCGCATCTTCTGGCACTCGCAGTCGAGTGGCACAGATACCACGTCACGTGGGTTAACCTTAACGATGACGGTACGCTGACCGAAGCTGGTCGCATACCCCTCGCTACCCACGTGTAACCCGGTGTGACAACCCAGGTCAGGATCGTCCGAGATCCTGGAGCGGGGCATGGTGATGCGCCGTCCGGGATGGTTGTCGATCGTGCCTGAGTGGCAGTCCAGGTAGTTATCCCTGACACCCTTGTACGCAAGGAAGCAGCCATCATCTGTGATGGGCAGACTCTTGTGCTCAAGGAAGCGGTACAACTGAGACCGGCTACGACTGCTGGGGTTCTGCATAAGGTTCTCTAGGAACTTTATGTAGGGTTCATGCGGGAGACCTTCCTGCATGAAGCCCAACAAGCGTTCCACTAACGTGCCTTGCACGGGCTCGTTGTCGTAGAACACCTCGCCGTTACGCACTTCCACCTTACCGTCGGTGTAGTGAACGACGCTCTTGGTGACGTCCATCAAGTCAACGATCTCCGTCTCAGGGAGCTTGTTCTTGATGCCGTCCACCACCAACCGGAAGTTTGGGTGTTCCTTGCGGAGGGTGTAGGACTTGTTGTTGATGACCGCTGTCAGGTCGTTTTCGGTTATGATTATGTTCATGCTACCTCTCTTTCTTTGTTGGGAAGCTGAGCCTGATTCTTCTGAACCAGGGGTTGCTTCAAAGTTATGTATTCATTCAAGGCTGCGACCCCTTTAGATCTGAACGTGTCGTTCAAACTATTGGAGTTGTAGTTGAAGTAACGCAGCAGTGGGTAATCTCTGAGTAAGGAACGGATCTTGTCGAAGATCGCTGGCTCATACCCCACAACCTTTGACCATTTAAAGTCGAGGGTGTATGCCATGCTCAACCAACATTCGTAGGTTGCACGTTCATCGCTCAACGCTTTGAACTCGCGGTTAAGATCCAATAGAACTTCATCAAGCCCTTTTGAATCTTCAACAAACAAGCTCACTCGTTTAAGCATCTCTCTCAGATAAGACAGGTTGCCGTGTTGTTTCTCCGTCATGTTCTTTGGTCTGTCGGACCAATGAAGTCCTTTGCCAACCATTGAGTAGGCCATGATCGGGTAGACCTTGGCCTTCAATGCTTCGTCAGCATCAAGCTTGGCGCAGGCTAAGTCGAAGGCTTCGGTGATATGCAACCACGCGGAGTCTTTAACCTTATCCAGCTCGCTTGTCTTGATACCGTGGACGTAATCAAACTTCATACCTACTGAAGCCAACGCTTTTCTGGCGGTGTTGAGACACATCCCAAAGTGCGCACCCTTCAGGGTGGTAGCGTGGAAGTTATCCAACACGACATAGATCTCTTGTACGTCTAAGTCGTAGTCTTTGGTTATGCTCCACAAGTCGGAACGTTTCTCTGCATTCGAGTTATTGCCATCGAACACAAACACGTTGCCCTTGCAGTGCTTCTTACTCTTAACGCCAGCAGCTGTGCTACCGTCGCCGGAGCTGTCCCTTTCAGGTAGCGGCAAGGTATCGGCTTCGATGAACGGTAAGCTCATCAACCCTGGATACTTGGCTAAGACCTTGGCTTTGGCTGCGTCGCTAAGACCCAGCACATAGACGTGGTCAAACTCCTTGTGGTCGTTGAGGTACTTCTTAATCCTCGCATTGGGCGAGGACATGCGGGTACCTGTGGTTACGAAGGCAGCACGCTTGGACGGGATGATCTCCCGGTCGTCTTGGAACTGTAGGTTTTTAGTACCCCAGTTCTTCAACCAGAACACACGACTGCACAAGCCTAGTGACTTGTAGTATTCAGCCGTTGTGTTCGGATAGCCCGATGGTTCAGGCGGGAACGCTTTGTTCAACTCATAGGTGCTGTGTAGAAGCGGCTTGCCTTGCCACGTCCACTTCTTGTCCAGTTTCTCAGCTAGTTGACGACTGAACTTCTCGACGTCGCTACTGTAATGGTTGCCGCCCCGATATGTTTTACGGGTCAGCTCATTGATCTTGAGGATGGCTTGGTACTCTGAGGGAAGGTCATTAACTTCCTTGAGGATACCTATTGCCATGCCGTCAGCCGCAGCTTTCAGCTCACCGAACAAAGCCGATACGGTTTTGGTGGTGTACTTAAGCGTCTCACGGCTAGGCGCAAGATCCAGTTCGCCAACTGTGTAGTTAATCAACACACCAGCTTCGAGCAGATTCTTTAGAATCGCGCTGAAGTTGGAGGGAAGATGCTGACTGGTGACGGGGTAGACCAACCTACCCATACGAACATACGAGGCAGAGCCATCACCAAAGTAACTGAACTTATCCGTCTTGTGGATGGTAGTCCGATTAGCAAAGTCCATGTCGTCAGTTATTGACTCCTTGAACTGTGCGTCTGTCAGGTTGGTGAAGGTGGGACGGACAGGAAACATCGAGCCGATCTTCACTGCACGGGCAGTGAAGGTACCGATGTCATCCTTCTTGATGGGGATACGGATGGTGACACCCGTGCCGGTGGCTGCAGTCTTATCAAGGACAGCAGCCTTACCCATACCCGTCTCGTCCAGGAAGAACGAGTAGGTTGTCTTAGTCCCATTGTGCTTGGACTCAACGATGATGCTGTCGGCATAGGACCGCCAGCACTTACCGCCTAGACCGAAGCCACCCTCGTACGCATTGCTTGTCTCTTTCTCATCGCCGCTTGCACCGTATGTGGTGAACAGCTCAAAGATCTTATCTTGCGATAAGCCAGGACCCTTGTCCTCGATGACGAGCTCAGGCTTTAGTACCGTGGGTAACGTAACCCGGATCGG